AACAAAAATGGCAAAAAGAAGTTGGAGATGATTTACAAAATGAAAGATATTAATGAGATAAAAAATACATCTGGACTTAAAATCATATCAGAAGGAGAAGATGGACTTGCAGGTAATGTATATACAAAAGTTAGTTACAAAAATGGAAAGCCAAAATTTGAAAATGAATTATTTTTTATATTTAGTACAGGTTGTGGCTTTGAGCATTTAAGTGTATCTACTCCTACAAGATGTCCTACATGGGAAGAAATGTGTTATATGAAAGATATTTTCTGGAATGATGACGAAGTTTGTATGCAACTACACCCTAAAAAAGAAGAGTACGTAAATAATCATGATTATTGTTTACATATTTGGAAACCTATCAATCAAAAAATACCAACACCACCTAGTATTTTGATAGGTATAAGAAAAGGTCACGAACTTGAAGATATAGAAGTAATGAAAGAATTACAAAAAGAATTATATAGTCAGTTAAAAAATAAGGAGTACAAAAATGAAATTTGAATGTTCTAAATGTGGAAAATGTTGTTCTAACTATTTACCGCTTCAAAAGGAAGAAATAGATACAATGAAAAAACTTGCTACAAAAGAAAATAAGCATTTGCTATATAAAGAATGGTACAATATCTGTCCTTTTCTAAATTATAAAAACGAGTGTGATATATACAAAGACAGACCTTTAATTTGTAGAGAATATTCCTGTTATAATTATGAACATAACATTTATAACTTAGAGATATTTAATAAGATTCCAAAAGAAAACTTTAGACTTGTAAATATAAGAAAAGAAATATTTAACGATGAAGGAGTTTAGAATGATAACTAAGCAAGAATTTGTAAAAATAATAGATAGATTAAGAAATTATAATGATTTACAGGATAAAATACAACAATTGTTTAAAGACAACATAGAAAATCGTGAAATGGACTTTATGAATTCAGGAAGTATATGTGTAGGACATGAAACCTTAGTGGTAAAGTTATTAGAAAACATGTTTAATGATAAAGAAAGCTGGATAAGTTGGTGGTTATATGAATGTAATTACGGTAGAGATTTTAGTCTAGGAGATTTAGAAGTTGATGGGGTAGAAATAGATTTAACAACACCAGAAAAATTATATGATTTTTTAATATTAGAAATGGGGGATAGTAATGGAACTAACACATAGGCAAAAGAAACAATTAAGTAAAATTTTTATACAACAAGATGAAAAACGTTTAATGAAATGGATAGACGACGTATATAATGATATGATAACTGAATGTGAAAGAAAAACTAAAAAAATGATAGATGAATATTTAGATTTATATAGTGTAATCGTAGCCTATACATTAAGATATGTTTGTGAAAAAAACGACTTCCAGAAGTCATGTCGAGAATTTGGAATAATTTAGATTGCTTGAAAGATGGATATTTGAGTATAGATGACTGTGTAAATGAATTAAAAGAAAATGGAATAGTGTTTGAAGAAATAATAAATAGTGAAAATAAAGTAAAATGGAAGGAGGACTAATATGCTGTTAAAACTTACTTTAATAGAAAATAAATATAATATCTTAGAAGTAATAAATCGTATGTTCTTAGGCATCAACCTAATCTTATGGATAATGTTTGTTTTTACACTTTTTTTATTAGAATCTCCTTGCTATGTTTTATCAATTTGCTTTGAAATATTAATTATTATTAATATATTAATTCAAAAGTATATTTCTCAAAAAATAGAACAATCTTTTCAAGATACAAATGACATTGTTGAATATGAACTATCAAAAAAGATAACCTATGAATTATTCGAGAAAATTATAAAACCACTTAATCGAAGTAAATTTCATGTTTGTAGAGAATTAGATTTTGATGGAAATATAAAAAAATGGACTATTTATAGAAAAGATATGTCAACAGATGAATATTTTTCAGAGGAAAACAAACCGCTTTTAACAAGTGAAGAAAATGATATAGTTGATTTGATTTATTTTGTTAAAGGAGAACAAGAATATGAAAAAAAACAAAATACCAAAAGAAATAAAAAACCAAATGGAAAGAGAATTAAGACAGTATTGGACTAATAAAGATAAACTTACTAAGTTAGAAAAAAGTATAATTGAAGAGTCTGCAAGTAGTGGGCAACCAAGTAAAAATTCAATAAGTGATCCTACTGCAGCAAAAGTGATAAAATTAACTTCTACTAGAGTGATTTTATACTGTCAAGAAAGAGTTCAATATGTGGAAAACGTTATAAAAAAATTAAATACATTTGAAAAAGAAGTATTTGAGCTTATCTTTAAGCATGGCTGTAACTTTACATATTGCGAACAAGTAAAGAATATAAATAAGAATACATATTATAATGTATATAATAAATGCATTTTTTTATTAGCTCAAGAATGGGGATTAATTTAGATGTTATAGTTTGTAACTAAGTTTTTAAATAATATTATTCGACAAGCAGAAAAAATAGGGAAAAATAGACATTTTTCTATGGTATAATAGATACAGTAGTAATGTAGGTAATAAAAAGAATTTTAAATTATCTATTTTGCATCAAAATGTAGTTAAGCTGGAAAAGCTAATATTCCAAAGCTACAATGTTTATTTTTTGTGTTAATTGCTTCTGTTTAAGAAGAGTAGTCAAAAGGCTACTCTTTAATTATGCTATTAATTTAATACTAGATAAAATTAATATATATTAGTTGATGGTAATTAAAAATTTCCCTGTAATTTTGGTATGCTTTGATTTTTCACATAATCCTTTAAGTATTCCAGACGATTCTAGTTAAGTCTATATAATGCGAGTGGTAGGTAAGGTATCTTTGTAGTCTCATAAGCTACATAAAATCAGTTCGATTCTGATACTTCGCAACCAAGCCCCATAACTGAAAGATAGAGAGGGCTTTCATGGTTTCATTTTTATTTTTATAGCTTTTATTATCGTTAATAGTAGCTTACATGCTGCATTGATAACAAGAGTCTAAGTGTAGTGGCGGAATAGACAATTTGCGATTTATTCGCAAGTTGGTAAAACTAAACGGCGATAGAGTACACTAGAAATAGTCATTATCGCTGAATGGTAATAGTAGACGCTTTGATAGGCATAAGTTAGATACTTGGAGCAACATAAGAAACATGCGAGTTGAAAAGCTAATATATATGGTGCAAATCCTTATCTACACTAAATAAAATTTTTAAAATCTCTATATAAATAGTTTGTAGAATATATAAAACAGAAAGGAGCAATTATGCAAGAATACAGATTAAAATGTAATAAAACAAGCGAAATTACAAATCCTCCAATTAGAGGAGATAATATGATTTCGTATACCAAAACAGTATTTAAAGAAATAGTAAGAAAAGATGATGAAGATACTAGAAAAGTAATTATGGATTATGCAACTCATTACGCAAAAAAAAATTATGAAAATGTCGAAGTAGTATTTTTAAATCAAGAAATAGTAGAACAAATTATAGATTTAGGAATAGAAGAATATTTAAGGAGGAATACAAAATGCGAATAATGATTAGTCAACCAATGGGAAATAGGAGTCCAGAACGTATAAGATGGGAAAGAAAAGAATTGGTAGAAGAATTACAAAAACAAGGTCATTATGTATTAGATACAATCTTTACAGAGGAAGCACCCAAAGGTTGTGACGAAAGAATTTATTATTTGGCAAAATCAATAGAGGCAATAGGAAAAGCAGATGCTGTAATATTTATGCCAGGTTGGCAAGATGCAAGAGGTTGCAGAATAGAGCATGAAGTAGCATTAAAATATGGAAAAATTATAAAGGAGATCTAATAATGAACGAAAAAGCCAAATATTTAGCTGTAGATGAAGAAAAAAATAATAGGATACAACATATTAGAGAAGTATTTTCAAATATATATGATGAAATAGAACAAAATTGTAAAAGTGGTAGAGAAACAAGTTTAGCAATGACTAAATTAGAAGAAGCACAATTTTGGGCTATAAAAGGAATAACAAGGGAGGTAGATTAGAATGGATAATGGAAAAAACATGGATTTTGGACAAGCAATTCAATGTTTAAAAAATGGTATGAGAGTGCAAAGAGAAGGTTGGAATGGTAAAGAGCAATATATAGAGCTAGCAACAAATATAAGCTATGTAAATACAAAACATGAGACAATAAATGTAGAACATGATGCAATAGGAAATAATGCCATTGCATTTGTAGGAACATCAGGAGTACAACTAGGTTGGCTTGCAAGCCAAGCAGATATGCTAGCAGAAGATTGGAGGGTTGTAGAATAATGACCAATGAAAAATTTATACAAACATGTAAAGACTTAGTAAAAGAATATGCAATAGAGCATTTAGACAAAACAGACGAAATTCCAAACTTTAATGTATATGTAGTGTGGAGCTGTAAGACATTACAGAATAGTAAAGCATTATTAAGTACAGATTTAAAAGATGGAATGTATTATGAATGTACTATGGACGGAGACAAGAAGAAAATATACTTTGATGCTTATAAAAAGTTTGAAAATAAAGCTATAGAAATTGAGGAGTAAAACATGAATTTTCTAATAAATAATGCTGAATGGACTATAGAGGAATTAGATACAAAAGCTTTAAAAGAAATGTACGAAGAAGAAAACGAAGGAAAAGTATATTATACCTTCGGTGTAACTAAATACCCAACACATACTATTTATATAAACAAAGACATGTGTACTTCACAGAAAATAAGAACATTAAAACATGAATTAACACATTGCTATCTGTGGTCATATGGACTATATAATGTGACAGATATAAATGAAGAGGTAATATGTGATATTGTGGCAAATAGTAATGACTTTATAAATGAAGTAGTAGAAAAATATAAAGAGAGACTTAGAAAAGAACAGGTGGTGTAGATGACTAATTCACAGAAAAGATTTTGCGATGAATACTTAATAGACCTTAATGCAACAAAAGCTTATAAAGCAGCTTATCCGAATTGTAAAAAAGATGAGACAGCTTCTCAAGCAGGAAGTAGATTGTTGAGAAATGTCAAGGTTCAAGAGTATATAGCAGAAAAACAAAAAGAAATGCAAGAAAGAAACAAAATCACGCAAGATATAATAATACAAGAATTAGCAAAAATAGCACTTTTTAATATAAAAGATATTTACAATGAGAATGGTACATTAAAGAAAGTAACAGAATTAGATGATGATACTGCAAAAGCTATTTCTGGAGTAAAGATACTGCAAAAAGCTGGAGCAATGAAAATAAGTTTAAATGGAAGAAATGAAGAAATACCAATAGAACATATTCCAGAGCAAACTGTAGAATTTAAAACAAACGACAAAACAAAAGCATTAGAATTATTAGGAAAATATCTTGGAATGTTCAAAGAAAACATAAATCTTAATCAGGACAAGCCGTTTGAAGTGAATATCAATATTAAAAAGAAAAAGTAAAACATATTATGTTGAGTTAAGTATTTTCAACATTTACAGACAAAAAAATGCCATTCTTTCATAGGGAAAACACCCACTTAATTAACATAAAAAAATTATGGAGAGTGAGATCTATAAATGGATATAGATATTACAGAAAAACAAGAGCAATTTATCAATTCAGAAGCCTTTGAAACTTTATTTGGAGGAGCAGCGGGAGGAGGAAAATCATATGGGCAATTGATAGATGCTTTTTTATATGCATTAACATATCCTAAATCGAAACAGATAATTTTCAGAAGAACTTACCCAGAATTATTTCAATCAATCATAAGAGTAAGTTTAGAAATATATCCACGTGCTGTATGCGAATACAAAGAAACAAAAAGATACTGGAAATTCAGAAATGGAAGTATTATAGATTTTGGATATTGCCAATATGAAAGTGATGTTTATAGTTATCAATCTGCTGAATATGACGTAATAAGATTTGACGAGCTTACTCATTGGACAGAATTTATGTATGTATATTTAATATCTCGTTGCAGAGGAACAAATGGTTATCCTAAAAGAATTAAGAGTACAAGTAACCCTGGAAATATTGGTCATGAATGGGTAAAACAACGATTTGTAAATGTAGGACAGCCAAATAAAATACACGAAATTACTTTAGAAAATGGAGAGAAAAGTACAGTAATATTTATACCATCATTAGTACAAGATAATATATTTATGATGGAAAGTGATCCGAACTATGTTAATAGATTGGAATTACTACCAGAAAAAGAAAAGAAAGCCTTACTATATGGGGATTGGGATATATTTGATGGACAATTCTTTTCAGAGTTTGACAGAAAAATACATGTATGTGAACCATTTGAAATTCCAAAGGACTGGAGAATATTTAGAACTAGAGATTATGGACTAGACATGTGTGCAACTTTATGGATAGCAATGGACTACCACTTAAATGCTTATGCTTATAAAGAATTATACGAACCAGACTTAATTGTATCTGCGGCAGCAGAGAAAATAAATGCTATGACAGATGAGAAGATAACAACAGATTATGCTCCACCAGACTTGTGGAATAGAAACAAAGATACAGGAAAGAGTACAGCAGATATATTTGCACAAAATGGTCAATTCTTAACTAAAGCAGATAATAATAGAATAACAGGGTGGCTTGCAGTTCATGAGTGGTTAAGAGTATTTAATAATGAACAAGGAATACCAACATCTAAGCTAAAAATATTTAGTAATTGTACAAACTTAATAAGAACATTGCCTGCAGTACAGCATGACGAGAAAAATCCAAACGATGTAGCAATAGAACCTCACGAATTAACACATATGCCAGATGCATTAAGATATTTTTGTACAATGTGGCAAGCACCTATGACCAAGAAAATTACTTTACCTAAAGGAACTTATACTAAAACAGAATTAGAAGATTTAGGCTATAGAGATATAAATACACCTGTTAAAGTTAATGTAGCACGACCAATATCAAGGAGGAGAAGATAATAATGGAACTTATAATAACTCTACTAACAATAATTACATTATTTGTATTAAATCTAATAGCAATATCTGTATTAAATACAAACTTAAAAGAGATTATAAAGCAAATTAACAATATAGAAAAAGCTGAAGAAAAGAAAGAAAATACAAATAAAGAGTCAGTTAAGTTAAGAACAAGAGGAAAGATAACACCAACTAATTTTAGCAATGTCTTAAATGGACGAGCATATGATAAATATAAAAACTCAGATGGATTATATGAACCAAGAAAAACAAGAAGCGGAATACCCTTAGACAAAAGAGAGGAGTAGTATATGGAAGATAAAATTGCACTTGAAAATGAGAATAACGAAATAGTAAAAGAAAAAAGAGCTAAAAGAGCAGCTTTGATGTCTGACTCAGAAATTCAAGAAGCAGAACAGTACTTAGAATGGTATAGAAGAGCATATGAAGATAAGCAAAGATTAGGATTAACTAAAAAATGGGACGATATTAGTAGATACTGGGAAGGAGATTTTGATTATGACGACGAAGACGACCCAGCACCTAATACAAACATAACTAATTCAAACGTTGAAGGAAAAACAGCTTTATTATGTGACCAAACAATATCTATACAAGTAGATCCAAGAGAACCAGGAGACAAACCTTTTTGTGACCAAGTTAGAACATTAGCAGACTTTATAAAAGATAACAATAAGATGTATAGAAAAATAGAAGTACATGAACGTAGAAGAGAAATGACTGGTACTGGTATATTTAGAGTTCTTTGGAATTTTGATGGACTAGAGGGAAAAGGTATTCCTGATATTGAACCAATACACCCTTCTAAGTTATTTATAGACCCATCTATAACAGATGTATATGGTATTCAAGAGGCACAATACATTATAGAAGCTAAAGCAAAATCAATCTATAGTGCGAAGATGGAATACGGAGAAGAGCTTGCAGATTGTATTATAGCTAATTACGACCCAATAGAAAATTTAATACAAAATAGTGAAGAAGAGCAATATGTTCATTTACTTGTATGGACTAGATATAAAGAAGATGACAAAATTAAGTTAAGACTAGTAGAAATGTCTGCTGATGGAGTTATTCTAAAAGATACTAAAAAAGAATTAAAGAAAGTATCAAAAGAACGTGAAGAAGAACTCATAAATGAACAAACAAGATTATTAGATGAAGGAAAGACAGAAGAAGCGGAAAAATTAAAAGTAGAAGAATTAGAATTATTTCCTAATACAAAATATCCATACTTTTTAACTCCAGATATGTACAGAGAAAATACTGTATGGGGAAAAGCAAGTGCAGAACTAATACTTCCAATTTCAGACCAAATAGATGAACTTGACGACAATATATTAAGAAATGCAAGATTAACTGGTAATCCAATTCCAATTGTAGAAACTTCTTCTGGAATTGATGCAGAAAAAATAACAAATACACCTGGGCAGTCAATAATAACAAATAATATAAACGGAATGAAATGGTTGCAACCACCACAAGTTCCGCAATATATCATAGAGAAAAGAGCAGATACAATAAACAACGATAAAACAATTGTAACAAGATTTAGTGATCAAATGATAGGAAAGCAACAACAAGGAATAGGAACAGCAACAGAGAGCTTAGCATTACAGAATTCAGGTAACAGTATGATTGAACACAAAAAAGGATTACTTCAAGAGACATTATCAGAAGTATTTCAATATGCTATAGAATTAGCTCTACTTAATTGGAATACAACAATGATTTTTAGGATAATAGGAAAAGATGGACAAGTTGACTTTGTATCATTTAATCCAGATAGATTGAATAATGTTCCAGTATTAATTGAAGCAGATACAGAATACAGAAATAGCTACAAAGAAAAACATAAAGATGCTAAACCAGAAGATTATAAATATATGCAAGCAGATAACGAGACAAGAAAAGTAATGTTTGATTTAAATGTATCTGTAGGTGCTGGGTTACCAAATAATCGTGCTTATAGATATAGTATTGTAAGACAATCATTTGTAGATAGGGCTATAACTGTAAAAGAATATAGAAATTATTTAATTAAACAATTAGGATTAAACATTCAAGAAGTTCCAGAAACTTTGGCGGAGCAACAACAGATAGGAATATATGATGAAGAAACAGTTAAACAAATGGAACAATCACAACAAATTCAACAACAAGGAATGAACCAAAGTGTTGAAGGTTTAAATGCTAACGGAAATGTACAAACAAGTTATATGAGAGGAGTATAAAATATGGATTTACAAGGATATGAAATAAAGAACAGAACTACATGTGAATGTGGTTATCAATTCAATATACATAACATGACAAAGTTACAAAGAATTGCAGATGGATTTTATGGAGGAGTGATAAAACACGTTAGTGAGACTCAATGTCCTCAATGTGCTAGAAAGACATTATTATTAATAAAACAACAAGGACAAACTTATATAGTTAAGGATATAGCACAAAAAGAAGAAAAAAACACAATTCAAGAAGCGGAAAGTATATCTAATACTTCTGAAAATGCCCTAGAACAAGATGAAGGCAATAAAGAAGAATTTATATGTCCTACATGCAACAGGGCATTTAAATCAAAATCTGGTCTTGCAGTTCATATGAAAACACATTAATTAGATATTAATATTTTAAATTTTAATAAATTAGAGGAGAAAACCTGGCTAAAAATCACTAGAGTGATAAAAACACTGGCTAAAAAATAGAAAGGAGTCAACATGGATATAGAACAAGAAGGAATTAGCATAGAAGGAGCTAATTTAGAAACAACAGAAGGAATTGAATTACCAGCTGTAGATGATTTAGAAGATAGTAATGCAGATAATTCTGCATCAACTAATACCGATAATCAATCAAATGGTAATGACGAAGGAAGCAATACAAATGATAATACAGATAATAGTTCAGAAGAAGATGAAGAAAAGATTAATCTTCAAAAAAGTCTGAATTATGAAAGAAAGTTGAGAAAAGAGGCAGAAAAGAAGAATAAAAAACTTGAGGCTGCTTTAACAGAAAACTCAAACAAAGAGAAAGAAAAAGACACTTTGCAAGACTTAATAAATAGTGGAGTTGATGAAAGTATTGCAAAATCAATTATTTCTGCTATTAACAAAAAAAATGAAAGTTCTAATAATCTTGAAAAAGAATTAGCAGAAGCCAATTTCAAAGTAGAATTATTAGAAAAGTCTAAAGAGTCTAATTTTTCTGACATAGTAGATTATGAAGATGAAGTTAAGACTTTAGTCGACAAAGGCTTAACTATCGAACAAGCATACTATGCTTTAACAGGAGACAAATCAAAAACTAAAAATACAAAAAGTGAGATTGAAAGAAAGGTAGAAGCTAAAATTCAAAACAATCAAACCAGAAAACAAATTTTAGGTAATGTCAATTCAAATGCTGGTAATGCTATTAAGAGTTCTGATACAACACCTAAAGCCACAGCTACAGAAATTGCAATGGCTAAAATGGCTGGAATAGATATTAATGAATATTTAGCTGCTAAAAATGCAGATTCTTTCAGACAATATAATGATTATCAAAATAGAAAAGTAAAATAACTTTTTATTCCCTATGTTTATTACAAAAAAATAAATATAGGAGATGATTTTATATGCCAACAACAGCACCAATGCTAACAAGAGCAAATTTTGCTGAATTGTTAACACCAATACATAAAAAGATATTTTTTGATTCATATCGTGAATTACCAATAACATATAAGAAAATATTTGATGTACAACCAATGAGGAAGAAGCAAGAAAGTTTTCCACACTTAGGAGCTTTTGGCTTATGGCAACAAAATAACGAAGGAAATAAATTTAATCATGACAAATTTGACCAAGGAGAAGTAGCTTTATTCGAAGCTCATAGATATGATAAAGCATATCAAATTACTTGGGAACTTGTTCAAGATGATTTATACAATGTAATGAAAGGTATAGGAAAAGGCGGTAGTGCTAAAGCTCTAGGAAGAAGTTTAAGAGCTACAGAAGAGACAGATACAGCTAATGTTATTAAAAATGGATTCTCAAATATAGGATATGATGGAGTGTCTTTATTCTCAGCTAACCACCCACTAATTAATTCTACTCAAACATGTTCAAACTTAATTACTGGAGCTTTATCTGATGAAACATTAAAAGCTGCTATGACATTAATGAGACAACAAAAAGACGAAGCTGGAATATTAATTACTGCAAATGCTAAAAGATTAATAGTTTGTCCTGAATTAGAATTTACAGCTAAAGCAATTGTTCATTCTATTTTACAAAGCGGGACAAACTTTAACGATGTAAATACTGTACCAAACTTAGAAATCATTGTTTGGGATTATTTAAGTGATCCTACAGGTTTAACAAAACCTTGGTTTATTCAAGACCCAACATTAGATAACCTATTATTCTTAAGAAGAGAAGAGCCTATATTCGGTTCTGAAAAAATTCAAGACCAAATGGATTATAATATGTATGGTTATACAAGATATGACTGTGGATATTGTGATTGGAGAGGTCTTGTTGGTTCAATAGGTTCTACAAGTGCAGGTATATTAGGAACACTTAATATAAGTGTTGCTGCGGGTTCTAGCTCAACAAATACAAAAGTAACATCAGTTACAGGAAATGAAGGCGGAACTTTAAAGTATAAAGTTGGAGCAGATGTAGCAAAACCATCTTTCGGAGATGTAGCAACTGATTATACAACTTTAAGCTTAAATACTGATATTGCTTGTGCAACTGGAAATAAAATAGTTGTTGTAGAAGTAGATGCTTCTAACAAAATTATAAAATCAAGTGAAGCAGAAACAGTTGTTGTAGGAGCTTAATAATTACACGAGGAGGAGCAATAAAATTGTTTCTCCTCTATTTTTATAAAGGAGGTTTTATAAATGCCAAAGTCTTTTGAAGAGATAAGCAGATATGCTTCTAACTCTGGTGGTAGACCTGATGCAAACTTAGCAAATGATGCGTTACACTTGGGCGGAATTGCTGCAGAAGAATATGCAACAAAATCATGGGTTAAAACATATCATGAGAGAATGGAGTTAGCATTAAGAGAATATTTAAATACACAAGACCAATCAATATTAAGCCAAGCTAAAGCTTATACAGATGCTGCTATAAGAGGACAGGATTTTTCTAGCTTTGCAAAAATTACAGATATACAAGCCTTAAATCAAAATTTAACTTCAAAGATTAATCAAGTAGATACCAATCAAAAAAATTATACAGATGGAAAAATCAATCAAGTTGTTCAAGATACAAATGCAAATTTTGAAGAAGTCAATTCTGCAATTTCTGGTTTAAATACAAATGTAAATAAACTTTTTCAATCTGTCAGTAGTGGGAAAGCAAAAGTAGCAGAGGCTATTACTGACAAAGGAGTTTCAACCTCTGCAGATGCATCATTTGATGAAATGGCTAATAATATACGAAGTATAGAAAGTGGTGGTTCTATTCCTCCAGGATATGTTAATACATCAGATGCTACAGCTACAGCAAGTGATATTTTGAATGGCAAGACTGCATATGTAAATGGACAAAAGGTTTATGGAAAATTTGTTTATAGCGGTAATAGTGGAGGTGGACAATATAATCCAGATAATCCATTTCCAGAAAATGCAGAAGTAGAACTTGTATATGCTAATACTAACAGTACTTTAGAGCAAAAGGTAATGTTTAACAATATTGATTCAAGCGAAATAACAACTATAAGTGGAGATAAAAATGTGTTAATACGTTATAATGAAGATACACAAAAACTAGAAACTTATTATAGAAGTAATAATGGTTATGTAAAAGTTCAAAATCAATATGGAGAAAGTAAAACACCTGATTTTTCTTTATCAGAATTAGGAATAGAACAAGATACTATAGATAATTATAAATTAGTTAATATGGCTTGTAGCAAAATGAATACAAATGGTAATATTAGTGGCTATGAATGCAAAATAGCTTTAAATTTTGTTATTAAATCTTCTGGAACTTCTCCATTAGAAATTGTATATGTTTTTACAATGTCTACAAATGTAACTGATGGAATAAAAATAGGTCTTCAAAATGAAGATTATAGTGCTGGAGTAGAAGGAAACATTGAACAATATACTACATATAAAAGATGGAAAATTTCTTGGATTACAGGAACAAGCAGTATAAGTTATCTACAACAAAGTGCCGTAGACTGGAGTCCATATTCTGAAAGACTTAAAGTAATTCGTAGAACTGGTTCTGGAAGTGATGATTATACTATAGAAATATATGAGCTTAATTCATTTGCTGGAGCAGAAGATGGTTATGGCTATACAATAAAAAAGGATAACTATAGTGGAATATACAGTGGTAACAACTTTACTTTTTTAAACATGGACAGAATAGGTTGTATATATAGCAGTTCAAGCGGAGAAAGTAGAGTTATAATCTATGATGAAAATTTTAACAAAGTAAATGAAGTTTATGAAATAAATGATGAAGACATACGTAATTATATGATTACTCCAGATGCACAATATATTTGTCATTCTACAGGTATATATCATCTAACAGTAGATTATAATACAGGAAATTTAATTCTTGGAACTAAAATATGCGATAATAATTTATCTGGTTATAGTACACTTAGTTATTCAATTAATTTTAGTTTAAATCAAGAATTCTTTGCATTTAATAGAAGGCTAACTGGTGGAATTAAAGTAATACAAATTTATAAATTTGATATATCTAATACAACTTCTCCATTTACTTTAATAGTTGAGAAAGAAATATCAAGTTTCAGAAAAAATATTTCAGGAGATTCTTGGATATGTTTTGATGATTTAAATAATTTGACTTTAATAGATTCTAATTCAAATACAAAGAAACTAATAGGAATCAAATATAATGGAGATATGTATTATAAGGACTTTAATATTACGAATAAATTAACAGCAACGCAACAAGATGTTGTTTCTGGAAAGACATTTATAGGAATGCTTGGAACAGCACAAACTGGAACAATGGAGGTGCAATCATGAGTGATATAAGAAAAGAATTAAATATGCAAGAACTTAAAGATTTATTCTTTTATGTTTTTGGAATCGTTCCTCTTCAAAATTACGGTGTAGTTGGAGATGGAATAACAGATAATAGACTGAACATTCAGCAGGCTATATACGATGCTATAGAAGTTGGAGCAAAATATATATTCGTACCAAAAGGAGAATATTATTATTCAAATACATTATTCAGAACTGATGAAGTAATTTTTATTGGAAACAATACAAATGCAAGTATATCCGGAATAGAAATAAGACAATTTCCAGATTTATGGAATGATGCACAATCAGGAACATCAGCAATTGTACCTATAGCAGGAGTTATTATTTATGCAGGTACAGATAATGTTCCAACAAGTTATTTAGAGTGCAATGGTCAATCTGTAAATACAGCAGATTATTTAATCCTATATGGTAAATTAAATAATGTTGTAGTAACAGAAGAAACAGAAGATTTACCAGAAACATTCACAGTACCAAACTTAAGTACAGGTCAGTCTGGTACAAAGTATATTATTAGAGCAAAATAAGGAGGTGTAGTATGGCAATAGTAAGTAAAACTACTGTAAGACAAGTTCTTGATGATATCAAAATAAGATTACCACATGACTATTCTCAAGATAGTCTATTTTTATGGATAAATGAAACAATGAAAAAAATATATAAAGATTTAGCAATACAAGAGTATTATAGCTTTACTACATCTGCTGGAAGAGAATTATATACTTTACCAGAAGATTGTAGTATTGAGATGATAAATGGAATAACAATATCAACAAAAGCTAAAGACGGAACAAATCCATATGATTGGGGAGAGTTTGAACAATTACGACCATATATGCCACATCAAAAAATGTCTTCTCCTGGTTATTACGATGGTAGAGAAGGATTACTTGGATTATATCCTGTACCACAAGATGTTAGAAAAGTTGATGTTTATTATAGAAAAAAACCTAAGATGATAACATCTTTAGACGATTATATAGAGTTAGATGATAATTACATTGATTTAGTTAAATATAATGTAATGTCAATTATAGCAATGTCAGGACATAATCCAGATATTGAATTAGCAAACGAATACATACTTTTATATAACAATTTAGTACAAAAAGCT